CAGCGATCCCCGTTGGAATGAGGCTGGTCCTGACGTAGAGGCGACTGAAGAGGCAGAATCTGTAGAGCGTCCAGAGTGGTTCCCAGAAAAGTTCTGGTCCGAAGATGGCCCTGACGTTGAGAGCCTAACCAAGTCATATCGCGATCTTGAAAAAAAGCTATCTCAGGGCAAGCACAAAGCCCCGGATGCTTATGACGAGGCGGTTTTTCAACAAGCTGAGATACCCGCCGATGACCCGCTATACAACAGCTATAAAGACTGGGCCAAGGAAAACAACATTAGCCAAGATGCTTTTGATCAGCTTGCGGCTAAGTTCATCGAGATTGCTGGGAGAGAGCAGGAACAGGCTAGGCTTTCCTATGATGAAGAATACAAGGCTCTTGGCCCAAATGCTGACGCCGTAATTAAGTCGATGTCTCAATGGGGGCAGAGCTTGGTTAGCAAGGGCGTGTGGAGTGAGGCCGATTTTGAGGAGTTCAAAATCATGGGTGGCACCGCTCAGGGGCTAAGGGCTTTGCAGAAAATCCGCTCCTACTACGGTGACAGGTCGGTTCCGGTCGATGTGTCTCCCACAAACGACGCCCCGTCTAAAGAAGAGCTTTTTGCGATGGTCGGCAAGCCCGAGTATCAGAGCGATCCTTCTTATAGAAGGAAAGTTGAAAGTATGTTCGAGCAAGTATACGGAAAAGAGGACTACAGCCCGGTCTGAGCCTTTTCTTCATATTTACTTAAAGGGAGCCTAGTGTTTACTTGCGCTCCCTTTTTTATTATATGTTATTTGCGGACAACCGTAAGGCCCGCAGAACCGCCCTGGGGTGAGGCGCGAAACCACCCAAGCCGCAGCCCGTGAGGATAACTGCTAGGCGGATTGGCATTTAATTTTTAACTAACTGAAATGGAGATTGAAATGGCTGTTGGCATTTCTTCCGCCTACGTTCAGTTGTTCGATGCCGAGGTCAAGCAGGCTTATCAGGCTTCTCGCGCCCTTGCCGGTGTGACCCGCGAACGGACAAATGTCGAAGGCAATCAGGTGAAGTTCCCGAAAATCGGGAAGGGCACCGCTACGGTTCGCGTCCCCCAAACGGACGTGACCCCGCTCAACGTGACCTACTCTCAGGTTACGGCGAGCATGTCGGATTATATCGCCGCCGAGTACAGCGATATTTTCCACCAAGCCAAGGTAAACTTCGACGAGCGTCGTGAGCTTGTTCAGGTTGTTGGCAATGCTATTGGTCGCCGTATGGACCAGCTTGTTATCGACGCCCTGAATGCGGCTTCATCGCCCTCGACTGTTGACACCAACGTCGGTGGTACGGCCACGAACCTCAACCTCGCGAAGCTGTTGGCGGCCAAGAAGGCTCTTGACGCCAAAAACGTGCCGCAGGAAGGCCGCTGCATGGTTATTCATGCTAATGGTCTTTCGGCGTTGCTGGACGAAACGGAACTTACTTCGAGCGACTTCGCTACTGTCAAGAGCTTATCTCGCGGTGAGCTGGACTCGTTTTTGGGTTTCCGTTTCGTGATGCTTGGTGATCGTGACGAAGGCGGCCTGCCGCTTCCGTCCACCCGCACCAGCTTTGCGTTCCACCGTGATGCTGTTGGCCTTGGTATCAGCATGAACCAGAAGAGCGAGATCAACTACGTCCCCGAAAAGACGTCGTTCCTCGTTTCTTCGATGTTCTCCGCTGGGGCCATCGCCATTGACGATGAAGGCATCGTCAAAATCAGCAGCACCGAATAAGGAGTAAGAGCATGGCTTTCTCAGCTTCGGGACTTGGCGTTGTCTCTGCTTCTAAAAAGGGCAACGCTCCGTCGATCTACACATATCAGACGGCGGACACCATTGCGGATGTCAACACCGCTGGCTACTTCAATGACATTTCGGACACGCTTGCCGTGGGCGATCTGATCTATTGCGTAACCTCGACTGGTGGCACCCGCGTTAGCACTCTCACGCAAGTTCTCTCGAACAGCGGTGGAGTTGTTGACGTTGCGGACGGTACTACGCTGGCCGCCACGGATGGTGACTAATTGGATTGGGGCTGGCTTTCGCCAGCCCCAATTCTTCTTTGGGGCGTTACGGCGCTGCCGTAGGCATGATCGGGGTTAGGCGCGATGGCCGCTGGCGACACCAAACTTAGCATTTGTTCTGACGCGCTCATCATGCTGGGCGCTTCTGCATTATCAAGTTTTTCAGAAGGCACGGACGAGGCTCAGGTAGCCGACCGCCTCTACGACGACATTCAGGACACTTTGTTGATGCAGTACCCGTATAGCTGGTCGATCAAGAAGGTTCAGCTTGCGCGGCTTGTAGACACGCCTGTCACAGAATGGCGATACAAGTACCAACTTCCGGGCGATATCCTTGGAAATCCAAAGGCTGTGTTCATCACCAGTTCAGCCGGTGGGACGCCTGTAAACGACTTCGATATTTACGGGACCGCGCTGTACGCCAACTACGAAAGCGTTTGGATCGACTATCAGTACACCGTGGACCCATCCTTGTTCCCGGCATATTTTGTTAATTACCTAAAGCACGCTCTCGCCGCGTCTTTTGCGGAGCCGATTACGGATCAGATCACTAAGGCGGACTACTACCACAGACTCGCTTATGGCCTGCCGTCCGAGAACATGCGGGGCGGCCTTGCTAGGGTTTCGATGAACATTGATGGCGTTGATCGCCCGCCGCAGAACATCATGGACTTCCCGCTCACGGATGTTCGCGGATGAGCCGAATCATTCAAATACAGAATGATTTTACGTCTGGCGAGCTTGACCCGAAACTGCGTGCAAGGACTGATATCGCGCAATACCGCTCGGGACTCTCGTCTGCGACGAATGTCAGCATTCAGCCGCAGGGTGGCGCACGGCGCAGGGATGGCACTAAATACATTGCTACTCTTGACAGTGGGGCTGGGACCGCTGTTCGCATGGTTCCTTTTGAGTTCAGCGTTGACGATAGTTACATGCTCGTTTTTACGCCGGGCAAGATGTATGTATTTAAGAACTCGGCGCAAGTAACGAACATCAATGGCTCGGGCAATGACTACCTAACTATTGCCGCCGTCACTTCTGGCATCTTGCCTGAACTGAATTGGGTGCAGAGCGCGGATACGCTCGTTATTGTTCACGAAGACCTAGAGCCAGTGAAGATCGTCAGGGGCGTGTCTGACTCCACCTGGACAGCCACAACGATTAGCTTTGAATTTCTTCCTCAGTATGCGTTCTCTTTTGATACCCATTCCCCCACCTACGACATCACCCCAAGCACCACTTCGGGAAACATTACTATTACTGCGTCTGGAACCACTACCGATACAGGTACGGCTCAGGCTGGCTCAAGCAATACGATAACCCTGAAGGCGGCGAGTAGCTTTACGTCTGACGACGAGCCAAATGGAATGTTTATCGAGATTACGGGCGGCACAGGGTCGGGGCAGACGCGACACGTTGAGGATTACGTTGCCTCAACAAAGGTTCTCACAGTGGAGCCCGCGTGGGACACCGCGCCGGACAACACCTCTAACTACGAAATAAAGGCATTTAAGGCGGCTGCCGTTGGGGAGTATATAGTGCAAAGCAACGGCTTTGGTCGCGCTCGCATTGTTGAATACGTTAGTGACACATCCGTAAAAGCATACACAGAGACTCCGTTTTTTGACACTGCAACCATTTCTTCTGGCAACTTTTTTATTGAGCATGGCTACGAGGATGTGTGGTCATCGACAAGGGGCTGGCCGCGCAGCGTGGTTTTTCACGAGGGGCGACTTTACTTCGGCGGCAGCAAGTCTCGTCCATCTACCATTTGGGGATCGCGCGTAGGCGACTTTTTTAACTTCTCCAAGGGCGAGGCTCTTGCTGATGATAGTGTCGAGGCAACGCTAGATACCGGCACCTTCAATGCAATCGTAGACATCTACTCAGGGCGTCACCTTCAGATTTTTACTACGGGAGGTGAGTTCTATGTGCCGCAGGCGCTAGACGAGCCGGTCACCCCAGAGACACTTATTATCAAGCAGCAAAGTTCTTACGGCGCAAAGCCCGGCATTCGCATCCAAAACATTGACGGCGCATCCCTGTTCATTCAGCGGCAGGGCCGGTCGTTGCAGGACTTTGAGTATGCAGACGTTTCTAACGCATATACGTCTGCAAAGATTTCTTTGCTTTCCTCTCATCTCCTGAAGTCTCCTGGTGAGATGGCTGTGCGGGTCAGCACGCGAACTGATGAGGGCGACAGGCTTCTGATCGTCAATGACGACGACGGCAGCATAGCCTGCTACACGCTTCTTCGCTCGCAGAACGTCATTGCGCCGAGTGAATGGACTACGGACGGGACGTTTTTGAATGTTGGCGTAGATGTGACTGACATCTATGTTGTTGTTAAGCGAAACGTAAACAGCGCGGATGTTTATTATGTTGAGGTATTTGATAGCGACACGCTCTTGGATTGCGCCAAAACTGGTGGCGCTGCATCGTCTGTGGCAATGGCTCACCTTGAAGCTGAGTCAGTCAAAATCATCCGCGATGGCGTCGTTGAGCCGGATCAAACGGTTCCTGCTTCGCCCTACACCATAACATTCGCACAGACCGCAACGACCAGTTATCAGGTTGGCTTGAACTTTACGCCGTCCATTGTGACGTTGCCGGTTGAGCCGAATCTATCAAGTGGTTCGCTGCGGGGCTTTAAGAAGCGCATCTTTGAGGTTAATGCCGAGGTCTACGAAACTCAGGCGATGACCATTAACAATAAGGAAGTTTCCTTCCGCCGGTTCGGGACTGGCATTCTTGACGATGACGTTGCCGAGTACACCGGGATCAAAACGCTGAACGGCATTCTCGGTTACAACTATAATGGGCAAATCACTATTGGCCAGACGGTGCCACTCAAGATGAACTTGCTTGGCATCGACTACAAAGTTAGCGCGGGGCAGTAATGGCAGCACTACTACCGGTGATTGGAGTCGCTCTTTCAGCCGCCAGCGCCTACAGCCAGATTCGGGCTGGTAGGGCGCAAGCGGTGGGCTTGGCGCGACAGTCAGCACTTGAAGAAGTACAGGCTCGCGGTAAGGAATTGGAATACAGGCAGGCAGCAGTAGATAGGCTTAAAGCTCTCAACGCTCAACAAGGCGCTCTAGTCGCTCGCGCGGGGGCTGGCGGGCTGGACCCGTTTAGTGGGTCGTACAAGCAGCTATCTGAAATAGCAGAGAGAGAAGCGGCTATTGATTACAGGATTTTGCAAGACAACCAAATCATCGCCAGAGAGGGCGGCTCATTACGGTCTGGCCTGTTGCTTGACAGCGCCGCTCAAGCCAAAAGATCTGGCATATTTGGCGCTGGCGCAACGCTTGGACAGGCTGCCCTAACATACAGAAAAATAGGTGGCCCCCCGAAGGAAACCGCTAATGGCTAGGCGTCCTACACTTATTCCTGGTCCAAATGTGGACTATGCGTCTGCTGGGGCGGCTAGGGCACAAGCCTATGGCTCCCTTAGCAATGCGCTCGACCGCATGAGCGGCTTTGCCTTTAAGGAAGCTGCGGAAAGGGCGCAGATCGCTGGCGCTCAGTATGGCTTTGATAAACCAATTACGGTTGAGCAAATCCAAGATGCAATCTCGCAAGACAGAGATATTGACGAGATTGTAGGCGATCCGACGACTATCTTTGGCGCTGCTTCTCGCGCAACGATTGGTCAAAAGTTGCAAGCCCAGCTAGAGGGCGAGGCAAGAAGCCAGATGGCCGTAATTAACGGCGCTGTTGCAGCCGGGCAGCCTGTTGATCTTGACTCCCTCAAGACAACGATTAACGGCGTCATGGATGGTCACTCTTCTGTTTTGGCAGAGATTGACCCGCGCCTTGCATCGCAGTATCGCGCAACCATTTCAACAGTTGCGGCGTCTACATTTAAACTTGCCACTCAGGAGGTGTTTAAGGCGCAGCAACGCGAGTTAGTAAAAGACTACGACACTAGCAGGTCGAACCTAGCAAATGTATTGGGGGCTGCTTATAGCACCGCAGGGGAGAACGATTATAATGTTATTGCGGCGGCGATAAACAGAAGCCATCTGGACATTGCCTTGACTACTGGCGATAAGGACATTGCAGGCAAGGCTCAGTCAGACTTTGAGGCGGCAGATTCAACGGCGGCTACGGGCGCTCTAGTTGGATACGCCTTAAAAAATCTTTCTAGCACCGATGAGCAAAGCGGCGGCTTCGGGGAGCTTTCATGGATTTGGAAGAAACTGTCAACCGCTGAACAGGAAGATGTAATACGGCGCGTCAGGACTATTAGAGACAACCGTTACACTGACGAACAGCGGCAAGAAGCAGAACAGGATGAGACATTTAAAAACAGGGCAACTAGTGTGGCTTCAACACTAAGCGTTATGGACCCGAGTGATCCGGGACGCGATGCCCTCCTTCGGGAGTTGGAGTATTTCAACTCCTTGGGTCTATATACTCCATCCGTATATGAAGGCGCTCGCGATGGCCGCTTAACCCCCAGCAATGATAATCACGTTTATGAGGTAGAACTTGGCATTGTGGCGGGAAATATAACAACGCAATCTCAGCTAAATGCGGCCTTCAGTGGCATGAATATCAATCCTCAAGATCAGGTTCGCCTGTATGACAAACTCAGGAATGTTACGTCTGATCTCTATGTGCAGGCTTTAAATGTAGTGAAGCCAACAATCGACGCAGACGACAGCATTCCCGCGAGCGCGAAAAACCTGGCTACTGCGAATGCAGCATTGGAATTAGTGACTCTATCTCAACAACGAGGCGTACCCCCCGCTGAACTTAGGCAAGAAGTAGCCGCTAGGGCTGAAATAAGTTCAGCGCAAAAATCCATGCGCCGCGCACTTACAATTCTATCGGAAGATGTTGAGGGCTGG